AAATGCTGCGGGCGAAACATGACAGAAGTAGTACAGGGATACTGGACCTGCCGCCCTTGCGACATAACCTTGACCGATGATGAGATAAATCATCCGGTACATCTCGAAAGCTACACTGACCTTGAACTGAGTGAAGACTATGGCGAGTTCCATTACAAAGACGGCCGGATGCTGGAAGCAGGTGTTCCTGACTGGTACCTGTTTTTCTACGAGCACCGACCCGAATGATTTTTTTTTGCGAGAGAGCTACAGAGAAATCTGTGGCTCTTTCTTTTTGTCCAAAACAGACGCGAAAAAAACATCCTCTTTTATGAAGAGGAGAGAGTGCGTCCCAAACGCACCATTCCTCTTTATTTTTTGGAGGAGATTTTATGCTGGAGAACCGATTTAAGACCAACCTGGTGAATGAAATCAAAGAGCGTTTTCCGGGCTGCATGGTTGTGCATCTCGATCCGAATGAGATTCAGGGTATCCCGGATCTCTTAGTTTTGTACGAGAGCACATGGGCAGCATTGGAAGGCAAGCGCTCGATAGATGCGCCGCATCGTCCGAATCAGGATTACTATGTGAACCTGATGAACAAGATGAGCTTTGCAGCGTTCATTTGCCCGGAAAACAAGGAGGAGATTCTGAATGACCTTCAACGAGCATTCGAGGTTAATAGGGCAGCACGCCTTCCTCGGCGCTAGTAAGTATCACTGGATCGACTACGATGCTGATAAACTTACTACAGCGTATACCAATTTTATGGCTGCGCAAAAGGGAACCGAACTGCACGAATTTGCAGCAAGGTGCATTGCGCTTGGCCAAAAGCTGCCGCGTTCTAAAAAGACGCTCAACAGCTATGTCAACGATGCCATCGGCTTTCGTATGACACCGGAGCAGGTGCTCTGCTATTCTGAAAATTGTTTCGGAACAGCAGATTCTATTTGCTTCCGAGATGATATTTTGCGCATCCATGACCTCAAGACCGGAATCGTTCCGGCACACATGGAGCAGCTGCTCATTTATGATGCACTGTTCTGCCTTGAGTACCGAATTAAACCGAGCAGTATCCAGATCGAGAACCGCATCTACCAGTCCGATGATATTCTTATTGCCAATCCGGCAGCAGAAGACATCGAACCTATCATGGAGAAGATTCGCGAGTTTGATCCGATTATTGCAAAGATGAAAATGGGAGTGTGCTGATATGAATCCGATCGAGAAAGACCTGAAAAACTACTTTGGCGTTGAATACGGTGGCGAGAATGATATTTTGGAGCATTATGGCACCAAGCGCCATTCTGGTCGCTATCCGTGGGGAAGCGGTGAGACTCCGTACCAGCATTCCGGCGACTTCCTGTCCCGTGTCGAGAAGTTTAAAGCTAAGGGTATGTCCGAGGGTGAGATTCTGGAAGCCATCAACGACACACTTCCGCTCGAGTATAAGCTCGGCGCAACGGAGTTCCGCGTTGCAAAGACCAAGGCAGGTCACGACCGCAAAGCTTCTCAGTGGGAAGATATTCAGAAGCTGAAGAAGGAAAACCCTGATATGGGTTGGACTGAGATCGGACAGAAGCTTGGCATGCCTGAGTCTACGGTTCGGTCTATGTACCAAAACGGTGTCGGCACAAAGAAGGACCAGGCCGAAAAGATTGCTGAAACCTTAAAGAAGGAAGTAGACAAGAAGGGTATGATTGATATTTCCGAGGGTACGAATCGTACACTCGGCGTGTCGGAAGGTAAACTGGACGAGGCTGTTTATATCCTGGAAGCAGAGCACGGTTATAAGCGCTATGGTGTTGGCATCAAGCAGCCCACCAATTTCCGGCAGCAGACCAACATCACAGTCTTGGCAAAACCTGAATATGACCAGCGCTATGCTTATGAGCATCAGGGTGATATTCAGTCGTTGGGGGACTACCATTCTGACGATGGCGGCAGTTCATTTCGCCAGTTACAGCCCCCTTCAAGCTTGAGTTCCGACCGTGTAGCCGTGCGCTACGGCGATCAAGGTGGCCTTGCGAAAGACGGTGTTATGGAGATTCGCCGTGGCGTTGCGGATCTGGACCTTGGCAACTCCCATTATGCACAGGTTCGCATCATGGTGGACAACAGCCACTATCTGAAGGGCATGGCCATGTATTCGGACAATATGCCAGATGGTGCTGATATTGTGTTTAACACGAACAAGCCTTCTGGAACTCCCAAGATGAAGGTGTTCAAGGAGATCAAGAATGATCCGGGCAATCCGTTTGGAGCTGCCATTACTGCGGAAGGCCAAAGCACCTACATCGGAAAAGACGGCAAGGAACACCTTTCCCCCATCAATAAGCTGAAGTGGGAAGGCGACTGGGACGATATGTCCAAGAGTGTTTCATCTCAGTTTCTTTCCAAGCAGCCGCTGCCTTTGATCAAGAAGCAGCTGGAGCTGACAAGAGCTGATTACAAAGCCGAGTATGACGAAATCATGCACTACACCAATCCGACTGTCAAGAAAAAGATGCTGTTGGACTTTGCTGAAAAGTGCGATGGAACGGCTATGACACTTAAAGCTTCTGCGTTTCCGGGTCAGTCCACAAAGGTTATTCTTCCTTTGGATAAGATCAAGGAAACCGAAGCATATTGCCCGACGTATGAGAATGGTACGCAGCTTGCGTTGATTCGTTACCCTCATGCAGGCACGTTTGAGATTCCCATTGTCACGGTGAACAACAAGAATGCCAGTGGCAAGAGCAATCTCGGCAATGTCAAGGATGCAATCGGCATCAGCTCTAAGGTGGCTGAGCGTCTGTCTGGTGCAGACTTTGACGGCGATACTGTCATGGCAATCCCTATGTCTGACAAGGTTCGCATCAACTCTACCGATCCACTGCCCGGACTGAAGAACTTCGACCCGAAGACCTCTTACGCGGTTCCTGAAGGCAATCCTAACAACGTCCGACTGATGAAGAAGGATGAAAAACAGAAAGAGATGGGTATCATCTCGAACCTGATTACTGACATGACCCTGCGTGGTGCAACACCCGAAGATCTGGAACGTGCGGTACGACACTCGATGGTGGTTATCGATGCGGAGAAGCATAAGCTGGACTACAAGAGGTCGGAGAAGGAGAACGGTATCCAGGAACTGAAGCAGAAGTATCAGATCCGGGTAGACGATGACGGTAACGAGAAGTACGGTGGCGCATCCACCCTGCTCTCCCGCCGCAAACAGACCGTTCGTATTCCAGAGCGCCGTGGTAGTGTGCGCATCGATAAGGATACCGGTGAGTATATCTACAAGGAGAGTGGCCGTACCTTTACGGATAAGAAGGGCAAAAAGCGCATTGCCGAAGATGAAGTGAGCCGCATCTCGTTGATCAAGGATGTACATGAGCTTTCTTCTGGCACCAAGCAGGAAGAACTGTACGCGGACTTCTCTAACTATCTGAAGGATATGGCCAACCAGGCACGCAAGGACTACGCCAACATGAAGGGCATCCAGCGTGACCCGGTTGCTGCTAAGAAGTATGCACCGGAAGTGGAGTCTCTGAAGGCTAAGTACGAGGCTGTTCTTGCAAACAAGCCGAAAGAACGCCGCGCAATGATCATCGCAAACTCCAGAATCAAGGCCATTATCGAGGATCGCGGCCTTGACTATAAGGACAAGGATGACAAGAAAGAGATCAAGAAAATCTCGTCCGTCGAGATGCAGCGTGCCCGCGATCAGGTGGGAGCCAACAGTAGTAGGACAAAAATTGTCTTTACGGATCGCGAATGGGAAGCAATTCAGAATCATGCAATTTCTGATTCAATGCTTACCAAGTTCTTGAACAGTTCTGATTCGACTGAAATCGTTAAGCGCGCAATGCCGAAAGCAACAGCAACGCTTTCTTCTGCGAAAAAAGCAAAGGCTAAAGCGATGCTGGCTGGCGGATACAGCTATGAAGAAATCGCAAAGGCCTGCGGCGTTCCGAAGAGCACAATTTACGATGCACTGAACAAATAAGAACAAAAGGAAGCGAGAAATATGGTTCGTTGTTTTCTTACTACGGTTGACAATCCTTACGATCCGCATGACCAGTTCGATCAGTGGTATCGTTTTGACTGTGACCATGGCTACAATTCCTGCGGCCTCCTTGCGCGGCTCGCATACACGTCCGATCAGCTGTCTGATAACGAAAATGCTTACGAGATTGAGCAGGCAATCGATCAGATCGTCATGGCTGATCCGTTAAACCTGTACCGGAAGGTCAAAAAGACCCTTCCCGACCCCGAAACTGGCACAAACGCTGCTTAAACTGACGTTTAGACAGGGGGAGGGGGTCCAAAAAATCCACCCCCTCCCTAAATCGCGCCGGTCTTTGATATTTCCCCGGGGGTAAAATTGATATTTGGGCTTTGGGGTGTAGACCAGGGCCTGTTTTAGTTTTACCCCCTGTGCGTTCCCGATCTGTTGTAGAGATATGATGGATCGGGAGTTTTTGTAAGGGCTCATGAGATAGTGTTGGAACCTTGTTCTCTGACTTTCATGATTCACCTCCTGGAATCTCCGATCCATAATTGATCTCTCCTTTCAATGACGGGCTTTTTGCAGACATAATCCCCCCCAAATCAGCTCTCATGAACCCTTACAAAAACTAATAGAACACAAAAGTGATCAGAATGTGGCGAAAAGCAACGCCGAAGTTTACAAAACACGGCTTAAAGAGCCAAAAACTCACGTGAAAGGAATGACAACTGTATGAAAACCCGAAAAGCCTCGTCTGGTGATGATGTCGGGTTACGTCCGGCGTTGTCCCCTGAAGCGAGAGAAAACCAAATGATATCGCTGGCCGTAGACCTTGTGGAAAAACGGCTGCGGGAAGGAACCGCATCCAGCGCCGAAACAACATATTATCTGCGGCTGTCCGGCAGCAAGGCGCGACTGGAAAAAGAAAAGCTGGAAGAAGAAAACAAGCTGCTGCGTGCAAAGACTGAGATGCTGCAGGCGCAGAAGAACACCGAGGAGTTGTATGGTGAAGCCATCAAGATGATGCGGGTATACCAGGGCATTGATGATGGAGAGGACGAGCAGGATGGATATTAAGCGATATTCCGAGCTGATACGACTGGCAAGCTTTGAAGACCGCTTCCATTATGTAAAGTTGCACGGAACGGTGGGGATGGACACGTTCGGCTTTGACCGGTACCTGAACCAAGATTTTTACCAGTCGAGAGAATGGCGGCAGTTTCGGGACAAGATCATTGTACGGGACATGGGTTGCGATCTGGCACACCCAGAGCATGAGATCGTGGACTGGGTGATACGAAACGGAAAGCCCATCCGGCCGCGCATTATTATCCACCATCTGAACCCGCTGACGAAGGAAGACGTACTGGGGCACACGGACGCGCTGCTGGACCAGGAAAACGTGGTATGCGTGAGTGATCGCACCCACAAGGCCATCCATTACGGAGATGATACGATCTTAAAACCTGTGTTTGCGGAGAGGCGACCTGGCGATACCTGTCCTTGGAGGAAATAAGATGTATCCGGTACGAAAGTTTAATGTTGCGGAAGCGGCATACAGCACGAACCTGCGGCTGAAGATGCAGGAGGCAGAACACATGGTGCGGTGCATTGTACCGAGCCGGGAGCGCAGTCTGGCACTGACGAAGCTGGACGAGGCGCTGTCCTGGGCAAATGCAGCCATTGCGGCCGAGGGTGTAATGAATCACGAGGAATAACAAAAGGAGGAAAACAAAATGGACAACGAAGCTATGATGAACCGCGCAAAGCAGCTGGTGGTGGACTACTTTAACGCCCATGTGGACGTGACTGACGGTAAGAAGCTGACGATGGAGGACGTGTTCATCGTATGGTTCAGCAAAACCCTGCAGAACTGGAAGGCGCTTGTGAGCACCACCGTATCTGACGGGATGTATTACGAGCTCACCCACAATGGCGACAAGGGTGAGACCTATCTGGACGCCTACAAGAAGTGGGATAACAAATGCATCCCGGACTGAGGTGATGAGAAATGGACAGTATCCTGACCTCGGTGAAGAAGCTCCTTGGATTGACCGAGGAGTATGCGGCCTTTGATACCGACCTTATCATGCACATTAACAGTGTGCTGATGATCCTGAACCAGATGGGTGTGGGGCCGGAAAAGACCTTTGCTATCAGCAATGCGACCGCAACGTGGAGCGAGTTCTGTGGGGAGCGGACGGACATTGAGGCGGTGAAAAGTTATACGGCGCTGAAGGTGCGATTGCTGTTTGACCCGCCACAGTCCAGTAGCGTGATGGACGCGATCAAAAGCCAGATCAGTGAGCTGGAATGGCGGCTGTACGCCCTATGTGATAAGGAGGAAGCGTAATGCGGAGATTACTGTTTAGCGTAGACGGGCAGCACCTCGCAAAGCAGGGCGATTTTTCCGGCATTACGGCCGGGAGCAAGGGATACCTGAAGTGCTGCTTTGGCGTGGACAGCAGCGATTGGCGCGGAGCCAAAAAGGTTGCGCTGTTCAATGAAGCGTATGCGGTTGCAGTGGACGAAGCACTGGAGTGCGATGTGCCGGACGAAGTGACCGGCGGCAAAAGCTTTAAGGTGCGGCTGATCGGACAAAAAGGTACCATGCGGGTGACCACCAATGCAGTGCTGGTGGAACAGACTCTGTAAGCAGAAAACGCCGGAACGGAGAGGACGAAAGATGGCAAATGTAGACGAAGTTCTGGCGATGATGGATACGCCGGAAGAAGCAGAAAAAGTGATCCTTGTCATTGATGAAGACCTGCGTGTGGTGACGATACCGAGCAAGGCAATCGTGATCGGCGCAAAGGGCGACAAGGACGTGAACCGGATCTGGTTCAAAATGAGCAGATATTACCGCGGGACAGATATGGGCGGCTTTACACCCAGAGTGAACTACACGAATGCTGCGGGAAAGCACTATTTCTATCTGCCGACCGATATGGCATGCGAGGACGGAAAGACTCTTGAGTTTTCCTGGCTGATTGGCGACAAGGCAGCGGAAACAAATGGAAGTGTAACATTTAGTGTATGCCTGCGGCAGATGAACGGCGATGACGTGATCAAGGAATTCAACTCAACGATCGCCACGGTGCAGTGCCTTGTGAGCAACCACGAGGAAACTGCTGAGGACGATACCAAGGTAACAGACGCATACGCTGTGCTGGATGAAGCGATCCTGGATGAAACCGTGCTGGGATGAGGAGGATATATGCAGTACAACAAACACAACTTTAAAAGCAAACAAGTGCTGACGTCGCAGATGATGAATGAAATCGATCAGGGAATTGCTGATCTGGTGGAGCACGCGAACTCTAACGACGGCAAACTGAACCTGACCATTGGCACTGTAACATCCGGGAGCACGGCAGCCGCTACGATCACCGACGGCAAGCTGAACCTGACACTGCCGAAAGGCGAGAAGGGCGACACCGGCGCAAAAGGCGACGCGGGCCCTAGGGGTGATGCTGGTGCAAAAGGCGACACAGGCGTTACCCCGGTCCTTACCATCGGAAGCGTGACCACCGGTGACACCGCAAATGCCATTATCACCGGCATAGCGGAAGCTCCTGAGCTGAACCTGGTGCTGCCCAAGGGAGCAAAAGGCGACAAGGGGGATACTGGCGCTGCGCCTAATCTTACCATCGGAAGCGTAACCACCGGTGACACCGCAAATGCTATCATCACCGGTACGGCCGAGGCACCGATACTGAACCTGACGCTGCCGAAAGGCCAAAAAGGTGCAGATGGCGAAAAAGGTGACAAGGGCGACACCGGTGCAACGCCGAACCTTAGTATTGGCACTGTGACCGGCGGCACAGAAGCTGCAGCGACCATCACCGGTACAGCGGAAGCCCCTGTGCTGAACCTGACATTGCCAAAGGGTGAAAAAGGCGACAAAGGAGACCCCGGCAGCAGTGGAAGTAGCACCGGCGGTGTCACAGATTTGACCATCGGTACGGTGACGAGCGGCAGTACTGCCAGCGCAACCATCGAGAACGGCAAGCTGAATCTAGTTTTGCCCAAGGGCGATACTGGCGCTAAAGGTGAGGCAGGCCCCAAGGGCGATGCCGGTGCAAAAGGCGATAAGGGTGATACCGGCGATGGAATGAGCGAGACATCAAAAGAATTGCTGTTATCCCTGCTTGAGAACGCAGCCTATAAAACCAATACGATGCAGGATATCTTGAATGCCTTGCGGATAGAGTGGGGCAGAAGTGCACAGGATGCTCCAGTACAGAGCGTGAGCCTGAGCGCCGAGACCCTGACCATGAACGAGGGCGATAGCAAGACCCTGACCGCTACGGTACTTCCCACGAGCGCAACTAGTCGGCTGGTGGTGTGGACAGTGACTCCAGCCGGTTTTGCCACCGTATCAAACGGCGTAGTAACAGGCATCAAAGCAGGTAACTGCACCGTGACTGCCACCGCAGGCGGCAAGAGTGCAAGCTGCGCGGTAACGGTGGAAGTAGCGGAGACAGCACAGCTGATCTACAGTCTGCCCGGCGAGACCGTGCTGACCCAGGGACTGGACACCGGCCTGAAGCTGCTGGAGCACGCCTCCACCGAGACGCCGCAATACACGATCCTAGTGGACGCGAAAGCGGGGGACGACTTTAATGCCAACACCTGGCCTGCCTTCCTGCACTGCCTGACCGAGACCGGCGATACCGACAATCTGCCCGGCTTCAACTCCACCAGCAGCCCGCTGAACAATAAGACCGAGTTCGCATACTACAACTACGGCGGCGTGACCCTGTCAGACAGCATCGAACACCTCAAGACCCGTACGCGGTATGCAGTGCAGATCGACGGCAGAAAATATCGCGGCGGCAGTACCTACTGCCCGCTGACCGAGTGGAAAACCACAAACGGCACAATCATAGATGTGCCCCAGACCTTCCTGATCGGTGCGGCGCAGAGCGCGGACGGCAGCAAAAAGCAGCAGTTCTGGTTGGGTACGCTGTATCAGTGCAGAGTGTATAAAGGCCTGCTGAGTGACGACAAGGTGAACGATTACATCGAGAAGGGGTGGTAAAATGGAAGTATTTGACATCAATGGTCAGATCATCAGCCCTCTGGCGGGAAAAACGCTATACGTTGCGGGCGACAGCATCGCCTACGGCAAGAGCAGCGCAGGCGGCTACGGTAAGTGCATCGCGGACAAGTACAGTATGGCGTTAATCAACGAAGCAGTGGACGGCGCAACGCTGACCCCGAACATTACCGACAATGTGAATGGCGGCGTTCGCGGCTGCATTAGCACGGTAGTGACAAACTCCACAACGCTTGCAAAGGCAGATTACATCCTGTTGGAGGGCGGCGTGAATGATGCGTGGAACAACGCCCCTGTGGGCACCCTGACCGATGGCTTTGCCGCTGCCTACGATGAAACGACCATGACCGGCGCACTGGAGAAGATGCTGGACGATCTGGCGAAGAATCACAGCGACAAGCGCGTGGCCTATGTATTCCCGCACGGCGGGATGTTCGGCAGCAGCGAAAACTGGTATAAGACCTACAAGCCTGCCATCCTTGCGGCGCTGAAAAAATGGGGCGTGCCTTGGGTGGATATTACGGAGAGCACCCCGCCCATGGGTAAACACGGCATCAGCGGGCTCAGCAACAAGTACACCAGCGACGGCACCCACCCCAACAAGGTCGGCTACGAGCGGTTTTACATGGAGCCCATCGCGGCGCTGCTGAAACGGCTGTAACAAGGAGTAAAAAATCAAAATGGCACTTTCGAACACGGCCACGCCGAAATACTACGGCCGGTTCCGGGAGGCCGTGATGCGGGGCGAGATACCCGTATGCAAAGAGATCAGCATGGAGATGAACCGGATCGATGACCTGATCCGAAACCCGGGCATCTACTATGATGACAAAGCGATGGACGGCTTTGTACAGTTCTGCGAGAAGGAACTGACGCTGACCGACGGCAGCGACCTGAAGCTGCTGGAGACCTTTAAGTTGTGGGCGGAAGAGATATTCGGCTGGTATTACTTTGAGGAGCGCACGGTGTATAAGCCGAACCCGGACGGGCATGGCGGGCGCTATGTGCAGAAGCGTATCAAGCACCGGCTGGTGCGAAAGCAGTACCTGATCGTGGCGCGTGGTGCCGCCAAGAGCATGTACGACAGCTGCGTACAGCAGTTTTTCCTGACGGTAGACCCCGCAACGACCCAGCAGCTGACCACGGCACCCACCATGAAACAAGCAGAAGAGGTCCTTTCTCCCATGCGCACAGCGATTGCACGGGCGAGAGGACCTCTTTACCGTTTTATGACGGAAGGCAGCTTACAGAACACTACCGGCTCCAAGGCAGGGCGGACGAAACTTGCCAGCACAAAGAAGGGCATTGAGAATTTTCTGACCAACAGCCTGGTAGAGATACGCCCAATGACTATTGACAAGCTGCAGGGACGGCGCGATAAGGTGGCCACGGTGGACGAATGGCTGAGCTGTGATATCCGGGAAGACCCCATTGGCGCGATCGAGCAGGGCTCCAGCAAGGTGAACGACTACCTGATCCTTGCCACGAGCAGTGAGGGCACGGTACGCAACGGATGCGGCGATACCATTAAAATGGAATTGATGAGCATTCTGCGCGGAGAGTATGTGAACCCACACGTGTCTATCTGGTACTACAAGCTGGACAGCATAGACGAGGTTAACGACCCCTCTATGTGGCTGAAGGCGAACCCGAACCTTGGTATCACCGTGAGCTATGAGACCTACCAGCTGGATGTGGAGCGCGCCGAGAAGGCACCGGCAAGCCGGAACGACATCCTTGCCAAGCGATTTGGCATACCGATGGAGGGTTACACCTACTTCTTCCCCTACGAAGAGACGCTGCCGCACCGGCACCGGAGCTTCTGGCAGATGCCGTGCGCGCTTGGGGCAGACCTTAGCCAAGGCGACGACTTTTGCGCGTTTACCTTTTTGTTCCCGCTGGAGCACGGATATTTTGGTGTAAAGACCCGGGACTACATTACCAGCTACACCCTTTCCAAACTGCCGATGGCAATGCGGCAGAAGTATGACGAGTTTATGCGGGAGGGGACACTGGTCGTGATGGAAGGCACTGTGCTGGACATGATGGAAGTGTACGACGATTTGGACAGCTTTATCGAGAATGTGGGGTATGACGTCCGCTGCTTTGGGTATGACCCCTACAACGCAAAAGACTTTGTAGAGCGCTGGGCGAGGGAAAATGGCGATTACGGCATTGAAAAGGTGATCCAGGGCGCAAAGACCGAGAGCGTACCGCTGGGCGAGCTGAAGAAGCTGAGCGAACAGCGGAAGCTGCTGTTTGACGAGCAGCTGATGCAATTTGCCATGGGCAACTGCATTACGCTGGAAGACACAAACGGCAACCGCAAGCTTCTGAAACAGAGGTATGATCAGAAGATCGATGCGGTTGCCGCTATGATGGATGCGTATGTAGCTTATAAGCTGAACAGGGATGCGTTTGAGTGAAAGTTACTCGGGAATATCGGTGTATTCGGCGTCGTAAAGCTTTTTTACGGTTTCGGCGTCCGTTTTTATGAAGGTGGTTTCGTAACCGTAAGCATCCGTTATAACCATGCTCTCATCATTGAAGGTAATGATCTCGTCCCAGCCCGGATCGTATCTATAGTGTACCGTATAGGTCGTTAAGTGGGTGCCATCCGTAATATGGCCAACATAGGCTTCTTGCGAGCCATTTCCTTTGGAGAACGTCCAGACTTTACCTTGAGAAGGGCTGATGTAGCAATAGGTGCTGTAGCCTCCGGATTTACGTACATAAGCGATATCATCGGCGATGAGATCCAAGAGGAATTCCTTTTCTTCTGTCGTGACGACTTTTTCGGACGTGGTTGCGGATTCGGCAGCGTTTGCAGAAGATGCAGCAACTTCTTGCGTCGCCGCTTGGGACGCACTCTCAGAAACGGCACTTTCTGCGGCAGGCTCGGATGCACGGACTTGCACGGTGGACGATGCTGATTGGCTGCTGTAGAAGCTGTGATAGGTAATCACGATAGGAACGTCCATGGCATACCAGATATTAGTTTCAAACTCCGGTGCACCATCGACGGTGATCTCGATGATATCGTTCTCTGTATCAAGGATACCGAGGAGCAAGTCTCCCTTGCCAACAGTGTCGACGTTTATGAAACCGGCGTCCTTGAGCTGCTTTGCAACATTGCGGTAATCACCGTATCGTGAAATATCCGGCATCTTGACTTCACCCATGGCAAGATGGGAGTTTGCAATACGTTCTTCTTCCAATCGGGCAAGTTCTGCACGATGGGCGGCAAGCTCTTGCGCATGTTTTTTACTGGAAGAGCTGTAAATGTTGCCTCCAGCCAGAAGAGCAATGACAAGTGCAAAGGCGATGAGACACTTTTTCTTGTTGGCTTTATAGTAATTGATGCCCTTGGCGATTGCGCGGCCGGTCTGACGAGCATGTTTTTCCCGCTGTGCGGATGCCCATTCTTTGTAAATGCGGGCTTCCTCTGCATCCCGGGCTTCCTGCTCTTTCCGAAGGCGTTCGGCCTCTTCGGCTTCGCGCTGAAGGCGTTCTTCTTCGGCCTTCTTTTTGGCACGCCGTTCTTCAATGGGTGAAGCGAAAAGATCGATGACACGGCTTGCATTTTCGGCAGCTTTGATTTTGGCGTCGTCAACAATATGCTTTGTATGCTCAGATTTAGAGTAGTTGAAGTTATAGTTGTAATTGTAGTTGACGTTGCTTTCACGATCGTGTTCATCGTGTGCTTTCTGCTTTTTATGCACTGACTTTGTTTTAGCGTGCTTTGGCTGCTGACTTGCAGATGTATAGCGCACAAAGGGAGCAACATCAAATTGTATGCCGCAATAGGGACAAAATACAGATTCGCAGTCTGGATTCGGAACTTCAAATTTTGCACCGCATTCCGGGCATGTGATAACTGCCATGATTTTTCCTTTCCTCACAAGGGATTCGTACACAAGAAAATTATAGCACCACAGGAATAAAAAGTAAATTGCGTAAAACGCAGAAAGGGGTAGAAAGAATGGATTACTGGGAATACCTTGCGCACGGTCAGGGCAGCGAACGGCGCGGACACCGGTACTACGCGCGCGAACTGATCGGCAATAAGAACGGCAAGAACGTGTACCGATACTTCTATACTGCCGATGAATACTCTGCCTACAAGCAGAATAAGGGTACGCCCGGAAGGGGCACTTATGCCGAGACCGGCACCAGCAGAAGCGCCATCGTATGGCCGAAGAACACGAGCCGGAAGCGTAAAGCTGCCGAGGCGCGGAACTCGGTAGAGCAGCAGAAGATCGCTATGGACCGGGAGCGTGCCCGCACGAGTGTCCGTGCAGAGAAAATCAAAATGGACGCTGAAGCGTACCGCAAGCAGCGCAGACAGGAAAAGAACGACGCCCGGCATGAGCTGAAGCGCAAGATGGATGTTGCCCGCAAGCGCAAGCTGGCCCGGGAGAGCGTTGCTGCACAGAAGAGCGCCATGGACCGCGACCGCGCCCGTACGAGCGTCCGTGCCGAGAAGGTGCAGATGGACGCAAAGCGCTACCGCAAGCAGAAGCGCGAACGCATTAAGGCCAACCGCATTGCACAGCAGCATACGATGGATCGCGAGCGGTGGAAGAAAAACGAAAAGGCTGAGCAGGCAAAGAGCCGCGGTGATAAGCATACTGCACGCGTGCAGGAAGCCATCCGCGAAAAGGTGCATAAGGATGCCGTAGCCTACCGCCGCAAGCGTGCACAGGAGAGCGTCCGTGCCCAGAAGGTGGCGATGGATGCAAAGCGCTACCGCCGCCAGAAGCGGGAAATGCTGAAACAGAAACGCGCCGGGCAGAAGCGCATTATGGATAACATCCGCCAGCGCCCGTATTACCAGCCCACCATCAAGCGCGACCGCTGAGAACGAGGAGGGATGGCATGGTACGGGACGAAGAACTTTACCACTGGGGCATCAAGGGCATGAAGTGGGGCGTGCGCCGGTTCCAGAACCCGGACGGCAGCCTGACCCCGGCCGGTAAAAAGCGCTACAGCGCAGAAAACGGCGAAGGGGAGGAAAAGCCCAATTACGCCCCGAAAGCGCCGAAAAAGAATGCCAGTGACTATACCGATGACGAACTGCGCACCCAGATCAACCGGATGCAGATGGAAAAGCAGTACCGGGATCTTGCCGGGCAGACGAACGTGCGGGAGGACGACCCCAACAAGGAACTGAAGCTGCAGCGGGAGCGGCTGCAATTGCAGCGGGACGTGAAGAACCTGAAGAAGGAGATCAACAGCGGGCAGACCTTTGTGGGCAGTGTGCTGAGTGATGCAGGCAAGAAGGCTTTGACCACGATGGCCACCGGCGCAATGCTTTACATGGGCAAACAGACCGTGAAGACACTGTTCAATAACCCTGATCTGGCAAATGCGGTGGGCAAGGGCGGCCTTGACAAGGAAGAAAAGAAGAAGGACGACTGACGCGGGAGGAAAAATCAAAATGGAAATGGATCTTGGTTCCCGGCTGAAGCACGCCTGGAACGCTTTTCTGAACCGGGACCCTCCCCGGAACTTTGGCGGGTATGCAGGCGGCTACAGCTACCGTCCTGACCGGGTGCGGCTGACGAGAGGCAACGAACGCACCTTTGCGACCAGCGTATACAACCGCATCTCCATGGACTGTAGTGCAATTACGATTCAGCACGTAAGGCTCGATGACAATGGCCGGTTTGATTCGGTCATCGATTCGGGCCTTAATGCTTGTCTGAACCTGGAAGCAAACCTTGACCAGACGGGGCGGGGGCTCGTGCAGGACACTGTGATGAGTATGCTGGACGAGGGCGTTGTGGCGGTGGTGCCGGTGGAGACCGACTACGACCCGAGCATGAGCAGCAGCTACCGCATTTACTCCATGCGGGTGGGAAAGGTGCTGGAGTGGTACCCGGAACACGTGCGGGTACGGCTTTACAACGACAAAACCGGCCTGAAAGAGGAACTGGTGCTGCCGAAGAAGACGGTGGCGCTGATCGAAAACCCGTTTTACGCCATCATGAACGAACCGAACAGCACGATGCAGCGCCTGATCCGAAAGCTGAGCCTGCTGGACGTGGTGGACGAGCAAGCGGGTGCCGGAAAGCTTGACCTGCTGATCCAGCTGCCCTACGTTGTGAAGAGCGAGGCGCGGCGGGAACAGGCCAACCGACGCAGACGGGAGATAGAAGAACAGCTCCGTGACTCGAAATACGGAATTGCGTGGACAGACGGCACCGAGCGGGTGACGCAGTTGAACCGCAGCCTTGAAAACAACCTTCTGAAGCAGATCGAATACCTGACGAACATGTTTTACAGTCAGTTGGGCATTACCCTTGAGATCATGAACGGTACTGCAGACGAGGCGGCGATGACCAACTACTACAACCGCATCGTGGAGCCCATTGTAAGCGCGATCACGGACGAGATGAAACGGAAATTCCTGACTAGAACGGCACGCAGTCAGGGGCAGAGCATCCTGTTCTTCCGTGATCCGTTCAAGCTGGCACCCATTGGCACAGTGGCTGAGATGGCGGACAAGTTTACTCGCAACGAGATCATGAGCTCCAACGAGTTCCGGCAGGTGATCGGACTGAAGCCGAGCAAAGACCCACGGGCGGACGAACTGAGCAATAAGAACCTGAACCAGAGCCCGGACGAGATACAGAACACCGCCATGGCTGGCGGAAAGGAAACGGTGAACCGGTTGCTGGCAAGGGAGAAAGGATAAGGGAAAAATCAAAATGGCGTTGAATTTTGACTATGATTTTTCCGGTTATGCGACCAAGGCAAACATGAAGTGCTACGACGGGCTGACCATTGCACCGAACGCCTTTAAGGGCGACAACGGCAAGAAGGTACCTGTGGTGTGGAACCACAACCACTCCGGCCCGGAGTATGTGCTGGGGCACGCTTTGCTGCAGAACCGGAAGGACGGCGTATATGCATACGTCAAGCTGAACGACACCCCCAGAGGCCAGACGGCACTGGAGGCGGTGCGCTGCGGCGACATTGATGCCATGTCCATTTTTGCGAACGGTCTGCAGAAGGCCGGGCAGACGGTGATGCACGGTGTGATCCGGGAACTGAGCCTGGTATTGGCCGGGTGCAACCCCGGGGCACTGATCGATGAGATCGTGGCGCATGGCGCAGACAACGATGGTGAAGGCGGCGAGGCCTTTATCTATACCGATGGCGGTATCAGCCTGAAGCACGGGCTGGACCCCGACGACAACCCTTTGAACGAGGAGGATGACGATATGGCGAAAGCAGGCGGTAAGACGCTGGAAGAAGTGTACAACAGCATGACTCCCGAACAGCAGAAGTGCTGCTGTGCACTGGTGGGCATGGCGAAGGACGGCCTTGACGAGGAGAATGACCCCGACGAGGACGATGAGGACTACGACGAGGACGACTATGATGACGATGAGGACTACGAAGACGAGGAGGACGACATGAAGCACAACGTTTTCGACAACGACCCTGAGCAGGGCGTGCTGCACCACAGCATGGACGAGATCAATGCCGCCATTGCGGACGGTAAGAGCTGCGGCAGCATGAAGGACGCATTTATCGCCCACGGCATTGAGGACGTGGAGTGGCTGTTCCCTGAGGACCATCTGCTGGACACCCCGCCCCGTATCATCGACCGTGATCAGAGCTGGGTGAGCAAGGTGATGAGCGGCGTGCACCACATTCCCTTCAGCCGCGTGAAGAGCATGGCCGCTGACCTGACCGAAGAGGATGCCCGCGCCAAGGGTTACATCAAGGGCAACTTCAAGAAGGAGCAGGTGTTCAGCCTGCTGAAGCGCTCTACTACCCCCACCACCGTTTACAAGAAGCAGAAGATGGACCGCGACGACGTGGCGGACATTACCGGCTTTGACGTGATTGCATGGCTGAAGCAGGAGATGCGCGTGAAGCTGAACGAGGAGCTGGCCCGCGCTTACCTGATCGGTGACGGCCGCCTTTCCTCCAGCGATGACAAGATCAACGAGGGCAACATCCGTCCCATTTACAACGACGATGACCTGTTTACCATCAAGGTGCAGGTGGAGACCGCTGCCGGTGACGACACTGCCACGAAGCTGGACAAGATGATGACCGCTGTACTGAAGGCCCGCAAGAACTACAAGGGCGCAGGCAACCCGACCTTCTACACCACTGAGGACATTCTGACCGACCTGCGTCTGATGAAAGACAAGATCGGCCATCGCCTGTACAAGAACGACGCAGAGGTTGCCGAAGCACTGCGTGTGAAGGAGATCGTGACTGTGCCGCAGATGGAGAACATGAAGGGCGTGAACGGCGGCGAGTTCGTTGGCCTGATCGTGAACCTGGCTGACTACACCGTTGGCGCAGACAAGGGCGGCGCTGTGAATATGTTCGATGATTTCGACATCGACTACAACCAGCAGAAGTACCTGATCGAGACCCGCTGCTCTGGTGCCATGACCACCCCGTTCGGCGCAATGGCCATCGAGTACAAGGTTGCCTGATAAGGAGGAGATGCAAAATGCTGCGTAAGTTCTATGAGCAGGGCAAGGACCTGCACGTTGCAAACTACATGGCCTACGGCAAGACTGCAGACCACAAGCTGTACGCTGACGCCGCTTTCAAGGAGACTGTGACCAAGGCCGAGATCGATGATGCCTTTAAGAAGGGCCGCCTGATCGTTGTGGAGGGCGCAAACTACCTGCTGCCCATCGCCTTTGGTGCCACCGGTGTTGTGACCGTGACCGCAGGCGAGACCGTGAAGACTCAGGCGTGGACCGCCAGCGACCCGGCATGAAGGGGCGATGCTGCGCTGGACGATTTCGTTTTAGATGAAGACGTATTGGCGTGAGCGCCCAAAAATCAAAATGGAGTGAAAGCGCTATGAGCAAGTGGTTTGGAAAGCTGGGGTTTATCGAGACCCAGGAGACAGAGCCGAGTGTTTACTCGGAAGTTGTAACAGAGCGCGACTGTTACGGCGACCTTATGCGGAACACGCGCAGGTTACAGTCCGGCGACAAGGTGAACGACGATATTTCCCTTGCGAACACGCTGAGCGTCCTTGCCGACCCGTATGTTCAGGAGCACTTTTGCGATATCCGGTATGTGACGCTTTACGGCGGAAAGTGGAAGGTGACAGATGTGAGCGTGGAGTATCCGCGACTTGTTCTGACGCTGGGAGGGTTATGGCATGGCAACTGAACTGGGCGAAAGACGCTCCGGGCTGGATGCTTTTTTGCGCAGCATTGTGAAACAACGGTGCGGCAGTGAAAACGTGTACTACCAGCCGCCTGCAAACCTGCGGATGAAATACCCTTGTATCTGTTACAAGCGGGAAAAGATCCGCAGCCCGAAGGCTGATGACCGCGTATACCTCCAGACCTTCCATTATTCTGTGACTGTGATCGACACGAAACCGGACAGTGAAATGACTGCGGCCGTGAGTATGCTGGAACGAGCTGCCCATGACCGCAATTTTGTTTCGGACAACTTATACCATGACGTATTCAGCGTATGGTACTGACACCTTTATGAAGGAGGATGAAACTTATGGCAAGACTGGTATGGGATGCAGACGGTGCCCGCAAGTTTACAATGGGCGTTTCCAACGGCGTGCTTTACCCGAAGAATGGTGAGAGCGGCAAGTACGGCACCGGCGTGGCATGGAACGGCCTGACCGGCGTGACCGAGAGCCCCAGCGGCGCAGAACCCACCGACCTGTGGGCCGATAACGGCAAATACGCCCGCCTGATCTCCGGTGAGGACTACGGCTTTACCGTAGAGGCCTATTACTACCCTGACGAGTGGAAGCAGTGCGACGGCTCTGCCGAGGTGGTGAAGGGCGTGACCCTTGGCCAGCAGAAGCGTATTCCCTTTGGCTTCAGCTGGCAGACCAAGATCGGCAACGATCAGGACCCGGATGCAGGCTATGTGATCCATGTTGTGTGGAACGCCACCGCACAGCCCAGCGAGCGCAGCCACGAGACGGTGAACGAGAGCCCGGATGCTATGACCTTCAGCTGGGAGTGCGGCACTGTGCCCACCAACGTGACCGGCTACAAGCCCGCTGCCGTGATGGAGATCGACAGCACTGTTGTGAGTGCAGAGACGATGAAGAAGGTGGAGGCAAAACTGTACGGTGACGACACCACCGGCACCCCCACGCTGCCCACCCCGGACGAGCTCATTACGCTGCTGAAGGCGGGCTAAGCGATAAATTCAAAATAAAAAGGAGAGATCTATTATGCTGAAGAAAACTGTTACCTACACCGACTACAATGGCGTGGAGCGCACCGAGGACTTTTACTTCAACCTGACCCGCAGTGAGCTGATGGAGATGCACCTGACCACCGAGGGTGGCATGGACGAGAAGATCAACAGCATCATCAAGGCCAAGAGCCAGCCGGAACTGGAGAAGCTGTTCAAGGAGATCCTTCTGAAGAGCTACGGCAAGAAGAGCCCGGACGGCCGCCTGTTCATGAAGAACGATGAGATCCGTGCCGAGTTTGAGGCAAGCCCGGTGTACGATGAGCTGTACATGAAGCTGTTTACCGATGAGAACGCCGCCGCAGACTTTGTGAACGGCGTGATCCCGCAGGTGCAGCCCAAGGCAAATCCCGCCATGCAGATGGCAGCAACCGCTAACGCAGCCTCCGCACTGACGCTGGGCTGATGATCAAGGGAGTTTTCTCCCTTAGCGTCAATAGTCCGCCCCACCAAAGAAAGATGCGGCGGTGCTAGAACGCTGCTCCCCCACCAGAGGGAGTTTTTAAAGAAAGGCTATCCGCGTAAAAAACGGGTAGCCTTTTATTTTTCGTTATAAGACGAACACATTTGAAACATACAGGGAGGGCAGAAGAATGCTGGAGATCATAGTACCGGGCAGAGAGGACTGGGATGAGCGGACAAACGAGTTCGTATACGAAAAGCCGACCCTGCTGCGGCTGGAGCACAGCTTGCTCTCCCTGTCCAAATGGGAAAGCAAATGGCACAAGCCATGGCTGGACACGAGAAAGCCGAAAACACGGGAGGAGATGCTGGATTACATCCGGTGCATGACCGTGACCCAAGGAGTAGACCCGAAGGTATACACCCGGCTTACGCGGCAGAACATGGCTGACATTAAAACATATATGGAAGACCCGATGACCGCTTCCTGGTTCAACGACAAAAAGAAGAGCCATGGACGCGGACGGGTACAGACCGCAGAGCTGTTCTACTGTGCAATGGCGAGCTACGGCATCCCGTTCAGCTGCGAAAAATGGCATTTGAACCGGCTTTTGACCCTTTTGCGGGTATGCGGCGAGGAAAACAGCCCGAAGCAGAAGATGACGAAGCGGGAAGAGATGATGCAGCGGGATGCACTGAACAACGCCCGCAGAGCAAAGTACCACACAAAGGGGTGAGCAGCATGAGCCGGGTGATCAGCTTTGCACAGCACGGCGACTTTAAGAAAAGCCTGACCTTTATGACCAGAGTGCGCAGCCGGAATTTGCGCGGTGTTCTGGAGAAATACGGGCAGAGGGGCGTAGAGGCACTGGCGAGCGCGACCCCGAAGGCAACGGGAAAGACAGCGGCAAGCTGGAGCTATGAAATCAAAATGGACGATAACGGGGCAACGCTGTGCTGGAAAAACGCCAATATCGTGGACGGTGTGTCCATTGCGGTAATCCTGCAATACGGGCACGGCACCCGGAATGGCGGCTACGTGGAGGGAACGGACTACATAAACCCCGTGATGAAGCCGCTGTTTGATGAAATTGCCGCAGAACTGTGGAGGGAGGTAAGAAAGGCATGAGCCAGGAAGTAGACCAGCGCGTTGTAGAGATGCGGTTTGACAACGCGAAGTTTGAAAAAAACGTACAACAGAGTATCAACAGCCTGAACGCGCTGAATGAAAGCCTGAAATTTGAGGGCGCGGAAAAGGGCTTTGCCGAGGTGGAGAAAGCCAGCGAAAAGGTGGACTTTGACCGGATGACGACCGCACTGGAAACGCTGACCGGAAAGTTTTCGGCGCTGGAAGTGATCGGCATGACGGTGCTGGTGAAGATCACGGACAAGGCCATTGACACAGGCACAAAGCTTGCAAAGAGCCTTTCCATCGATCAGGTGATGAGCGGCTGGAACAAGTATGCCCAGAAGACCGCCAGCGTACAGACCATCATGAACGCGACCGGCAAGAGCATTACCAAGGTGAACAGTTACCTTAGTAAGCTGATGTGGTTTTCGGACGAGACCAGCTACGGCTTTACAGACATGACCAGCGCTCTTTCCACCCTGACCGCAGCGGGTGGCGACATTGAGAAGATGATCCCGATGATCATGGGCATGGCAAACGCTACCGCCTATGCAGGCAAAGGTGCTGCAGAGTTCCAGCGAGTGGTGTATAACCTGGCGCAGAGCTACGGCACTGGTGCCATCCAGCTGATCGACTGGAAGAGTGTGGAACAGGCGGGTGCAGGCAGCCAGCAGCTGAAGCAGCTGATCATCGACACTGCGGTGGAGCTGGGCAAGCTGAAGGAAGGCGAAGTGACCACCGGTACCTTTGGCAGCACGCTGCAGAAAAAGTGGGCTGACCGTGAGGTAATGGAAAAAGCTTTCGGCAAGTACGCCGAGTTTGCCGAGGCGGTGAACGCCGAAATGAAGGCACGCCCGGAAAAATACAATTATCAGGCTTCGAACGCCATTGAAGCACTTGCTGACCAGTACGACGAAGTGACCGTGAAGGCTTTTAAAGCGGCACAGGAGGCAAAGAGCTTTTCCGAAGCGGTAGATGCCACGAAGGACGCGGTAAGCAGCGGCTGGATGCAGACCTTTGATATCCTGTTTGGCAACTACGAGGAGGCAAAGACCTTCTGGAGTGACCTTGCAGAGCAGTTCTGGGATATTTTTGCAGGCGGCATGGGCGGACGCAACAGCTGGCTGAAGAAGGCCTTTAATGGCGGCATGGACCAGCTGCTGGACGATACGGCGCTGGGAGACGTGGGCGATGCGTTCACGAACCAGCTGCGGCGCAGCCTGATCGCAAGCGGCAAGCTGACAGAGCAACAGATCGAGGACGCAGGCAGCTTTCAGAAGGCACTGGAGAATGCAGGAGTGACCGCGGATGATCTGTACGAGCGGGTACAGGCGAGCCTTGCCGGATACGAAGAAGCGGCGAAGATGAGTGACGCGGAACTGGCTGCGCAGGGCGTGAGCCGGGAGACCCTGAACAAGACGATCGAGACCTACCGGAAGATGGCCGAGGCAATTCAAAATGGCGAAGTGAGCCTTGACAGTTATGCTGCCAAGATGGGCAGGATGAGCGGCCGGGAGCATTTTTTCAATGGCATCCTGAATGTCCTGAAGGGCATCAACAGCGTGCTGGGGCCCATCCGGGACGGATTTGACGCAGTGTTCCACACGGACGGCGGCCCGCTGTACAGTTTGCTGAAAGGGTTTGACAACCTGACCAGCAAGCTGGTGCTGAACGAAGGCGTTATGGAGAGCCTGACGAAGCTGTTCAAGGGGCTGTTCAGCGTGCTGAGCGTGGGCGGAAAGGCCATCCGGGTGACGGGGCGCATTGCTCTTGCAGTGATCGGCAAGCTGATGAATGCACTGGAGCCGCTGGGTGATCTGCTGCTGCGGGCAGGGGCTGCTTTTGGCGATATTTTCACCACCCTGAACGAGAGCCTCGACAATGCCGAGAGCATCGACGATGTGATCAATGCGCTGGCGGTGGCTTTTGGCACACTTTTGCAGCCGGTGAAGGATATTTTCGGGCTGCTGCGGACGCTGATCCACGGCGGCACGGTGGAAGAGGCTAAGGGACAGTTCAAGACCTTTGGCAACGTTGTGAACGCGGTGAGCGCCGTATTCCAGAACTTTGGGCTGAAGGGCATCAGCATCAGTGGAGCGCTGGGCAGCGCGGTGAAGCTGCTGGGCGGCATATTCTTTGCGGCCTTTGACGGCGTGGGGGCGCTGATCGGCAAGACATTCGGCGCATTTCAGGATGCAGGCAAGAATGTGGGCGACTTTAAAGATAAGCATCTTGAAACGCTGGAGCAGGTACGGGATACCGTGGTGAGCCTGCCGGAGAAAGCGGGCGCTGCCATGCTGTGGTTTGCAGGAAGCGTGCAGACGGCGTTTTATAATGTGGCAGATGCCAGCAAGACGGCACTGACGGCGGTACAGGCATTTTTCCATCTGGAGGACGGCATTGATCTGTACCGGTTGTTCTCCATTATTGCTGTTGGTGCACTGGCGGCAGCCATCTACGGTGCAACAGTGCTGCTGAAGAAGGCAAGTGACAACCTGAAGAAGACCCTTGCAAACCCGATTTCGGACTTTTTTAACAGTCTGACATCGGCAGTAAATACTTGGACCAAGGCACATACGACCAACAATCTTGCCACAGCGGCAAAAGCCATTGCAACGGCGGTAGCACTGATCAGCGGAAGCATCTATCTACTGAGCCAGATAGACGACCCGGACAAGGTGGTGCAGGCACTGTTCAGTGCGATGGCGGTATTGTTCGGCTTTATCGTTGCATTGAAGGCGCTGGCCGCTACGGACCTGACCGGACTGAACACGGCAAAGCTGGTGGGAACCATTGCGGCTGTGAGCCTTGGCATGACAGTGCTCAGCGCGGCGATGATCAAAATGGGCAGTATGGATGCCGATCAGGTAAAGAACGGAACGGAGGCCATTGGGCATGTGGCGGCGGTGCTTACCGGCATGGTGGGACTGCTGAGCCTGTTTAATAACCGCCTTGGCAGCATGAAGGGCGCAGGCAGCTTTATTGCCGCAGCTGCCGCGATCGATGCAATTACACTGGTGCTGATCCCGCTGGCGAAGGCTAAGAAGAATGGACTGGATATCGACGGCGCAGTAAAAGCCATTAACGGCGTGGCGATCGCGATCAGCATTTTGCTGGTAGCATCCGGTTTTGCAAAGAAACTGGCCGGGCAGGCGAAGGTGAGCACGCTGGATAAGATTGCCCAATATCTTGTGAGGCTTGGCGGACTGCTGATCACCCTGAACGCACTTGGGGCGACCTTTTTAATGGCGGCAGGCGCGGTGGCAATACTGGCATCCACCGGGGAGAACCTGAAGAAGGGGCTGACCGGTGCAGTTGTAATAACAGGACTGCTGGCTGGTGTTATGGCGGGGCTGGCCGTGCTTTCCAAGACGAAGGTGAACCCGCTGCGGATGCAGAAGATGGCGGCAAGCTTGGTGATCGCGAGCGCATCGCTTGTGATACTGGCAGAAGCGGTAAGGCGCATGAGCGATGCCATGGGCTCGGATAAGAGCGGGGCGGGCTTTGCGGGCGTGGCCATAGGGCTGACGCTGATGGCCGGTGCGATCTATGTACTTGGCAAGAACGCTATGGAGAGCATGGGCGCGGCTGCGGCACTGGCGGCAATGGGCTTTGCGCTGGTAGAGATGGCATACGCGATCAAAATGCTGGCGGACACAGACCCCACGTTTATCATGAACGCGCTGCTGGGGCTTGCCGGGGCAATGGGCATTCTTGTTGTTGGCTGCGCCGGTCTGAGCATGGTTACCGCGAACATTACCGGGCTTGCAGGCTCCTGCCTGATGCTGGCGGGGGCGCTGTATTTACTGACACCAGCGTTCAAGGGGCTGGCAAGCCTGACACTGGATCAGGCAATCGCAGGCATTTGGGCAATGGCGGGTGTGATGATCGCGCTGGGCATTGTGGGTGCAAACCCGCCGGTGGCCCTGGGACTTACTGCCGTAGCGGGAAGTCTGAAGATCCTGCTGGGAGCCTTTAAGGACTTTGCGAGCGGACTGCTGAAACTTTCCATCGCGGCGGTTATCATGGGCATCCTTGCCTATTTATCCGGGCCGATCTGTCAGGCGATCATTGGCGCGGGCGATGACATTGCGGATGCATTGGACATCATCCTGAAGGCGATCTGCAATACGATCATCAATAATGCCGAGCCGATTGCGAAAGCAATTGCATCGGTCGTTATTATTGTTGTTGACGCGGTGATCCAGATACTTGCATGGGGCTGGGAAAAAATAAAAGCGGCCATGGAAGAAAAAACCGGCCTGATCTGGGACGAGACGAGCAGCATCTTTAACCCTGCAAGCTGGATCGACGCGCTTACTGCAAAGGATCGCCCATTCGGAAAGCTTCTTAATATGCTTACCGATCCATTTCTTCAGGTATTTGACACGAGCCTTGATGAAATGGGCAACAAGCTGGAAGAGGTTGTAGACTTCCGGAAGATGGCGGCGGAAAAGCTGAGCGATGTTCCTGACGTGCCGGACATCAATTACATTGATCCGAAAGAAGCTTCTAACAGCTCTGCCAAAACCGCAGAAAACACCAAGAACGCAGCAGACGCTACCGGGGTTTCGGCCACGAACATGGAAAAGAGCGCAACGGCAATGGCAGTGAGTGCCAAGAGCAGCGAGGAAATGGCCGACGGCATGATCCAAGTGGCGGATGACAGTGGCAGAGTGTATACCATGACCACAGAGCAGGCCAAGGCGATGCTGGACGGCAAGACCGCCACGGAACAGACGGCAGGGGCGGTGAATGACCTTGGCGGCGCTGCAGCGCGGACGACCGGAAAGCTGAGCGGTACGGCGGCGGTCATGCGCACCTGTGCAGCAATGGGAGCAGCGAGCACCGAGGTGCTGGACGAGGCCGGGAATGCACTGGAGGGAAAAGAAGAGCAGCTGACAGACGATACTACCACGGCGGTTCAAAATACCATGAATGAAGCCGGTGACACCGCAGAGGAAGGCGGCAAGAGCGCAGCAAGCCGGTTTGTGAACGGATTCTTATCGATTCTGCCGAAGGGTCTCAAGGATTTTCTGAGCGGTGTCGGTATCAATACGAGCGGGATCACTGCCGTGGTAAGCGGTGCAGCGGACAAAGTGTCCGGGCTGAAATCCGTTGATGATATGCTAACGAACCCCGACAAGAAGAAAACGACTGCGCCGACCGTCAAGAACGGCAAGACGGACAGCGGAGGAGAAAGCTGGAAAGACCTGCTTGGCGATATTGCAGAGCAGGCAAAAGATGCGGCATCGGATGCGGCATCTACCCTGACCAGCGGCAAGGGAAAAAGCAAATCCTCCCGCAGTGCAGGCAGCAAAAAGACCCTTGCAGAGCAGATCGAAGAGGCATACAAGACCCGGCTGGAGGCCAACAAGACCTTACAGAGCACCATCGACCAGGAATACGAACTGTGGCAGGCCGAGAACCAGTATAGCGCCAGCGAGGATGATCTGATGGCCAAGAAGGCTGCCCACGCGGCGGACGCCATTAAAGCGCAGACCGAGCGGGTGAGCATTGCACAGGCAAAGTATGATGCGCTGTATTCAAAATGGGGCGCAGAGAAGGCCGAGACAAAGAGCGCCTACAATGAGCTGCTGGAGGAAAAGACCAGCCTTGCCGAGCTGAAGGCCAAGCAGTACACTGACCTGTTTGAGGAAGTGGCGAAGCGGTACGACACGAACCTCGATACGCTGGAGAAGCAGTACAACCTGTGGAGCGCCGAAAACGAAAACAGTGCGACCCAGATGGACAAGATCCGGCGAGAGACCGAGTATATGACCGAAGAACTTACTGTACGGCAGAAGCAGGAAGCCAATGCGCAAGAGCAGTATGACGTACTGAAAGAAAAACTTGGCAAGGACAACCAGCTGACCATTCAGGCCTACAACGAACTGCTGGATGCGCAGACCGAACGGGTAGAACTGGAAAACAAGATTGCAAAGCAGCAGTTGGCAGAGATCGAGGAGCGCATCAGCCAGATTGAAACGGCACAGAAGCGTGCTTCCAGCCAGATGGAGATGCTGCAGAAGGTGTACGATGATGGCGACCTGAGTGCTCGCGCAGATGCCTACCGGGAGGCCGTGGAGACCTACGGCAAGGACAGCGAGCAGGCACGAAAGGCACGGTATCAGGGCACGACGGCTTCGATCCTTGCTGCGGTGGAGGCGGTGAAGAACCTGAACTACCAGATGCAGCAAACTGAGGAAATCCAGAAGAAGCTGGACAGAACGGATATTTCGGAAGCAGACCGCAAGCAGTATGAGCAGGACAAGCTGGAATCTCAGACAGCATTCCTTGGCTTTGCGGAGAACCTTGCGGACGCGCTGAACCTTGGGGACAGCGGCAAACAGGTGACCCTGAAGCTGGCGAAGGCTATCCAGAAGAACTGGACGCCGATCAAGGAAGGCTTTAATGCCGCCATGGACAAGGCCTTTGCTAACAACCCAGAGCTGAAGAACAAGCTGACGGATGCCTTTAAGACTGCCTTCAGCGAGACCGGCGTGGAGGTGGGAACGGAATTTGTTTCCACCATTGTGGCCATGATGCAGGGCGACTGGGCGAATGCACTGGCCAGCGGCCTGAACTTTATGATCGATTTTTTGCAGACGGGCATGGGCGAGCAGCTGATGAACGAGGTGCTGCCTAAGATCACAGAACTGTTCAGCAATGTGGGCAAGGCTGCAAAAGGAGCACAGATCGGTCAGGCTATGGGCGAAATGGGCGGAGAAATGGCGATGGTTGCAGAAGAAGGCGGCGGACTGATCGCTGTACTGCAGGCGGTTGCAGGTGGTATTGGCGAAATCGGCACTGCTGTTGTAAGTTTTGTAGCAGAGTTCTGGCCGTATATTCTGGCAGCGGTGGTGATCATTGGTGTGCTGGCGGGCATTGCGGCGCTGTTCAACAAGCACAATGGCGTGGACGATGTGGACAAGGAAGCGGCAGAGAAGGAAAAAGACAGCGGATCTGATCTGGACATCAACTTTGCATGGGGAATCAACGCCAAGAAGGACAAGGTGGATGATGCCGTGACTGCCATGACCCAGAACGCTGTGGACATTGCCGCCTCGGCTGCGCAGAGCATGGAGGACGCGCTGAACGAGGACTGGGATTACACCCCAACCATCCGGCCGGTGGTAGACCTGACCGAGGTATGGGACAGTGCAGAGGACGTGAACAGCGCATTTGCCGGGGAAAAGCCCATGGAGCTGGACAGCAACCTGACCGCACGGCTTGCAAAGGACGCAGACCGCGCATACGGAAATCAAAATGGAAACAGCGCGGACGCACAAACCGGACGTGATGCAGAGCTGCTGAATGCTGTGAGCCGCCTTGGCGACCACATGGACGCTGTGGGCGAGAGCATCCGCGGCATGAAGGTGGTAATGGACGGCCGTAAGACGGTTGGCTACATTGACAGCCAGCTTGGAGTGCGGGCCGAACGGAGAAGATAAGGAGGGGCAGCAATGGCAAGTTCAAAACTTTCTGCAAAGGCACTTGGTAGTATCGTCAAAGTGAACGAAAACGGCACAGCGGCGGAATTTGTTGTTGCGTGCCATAATTATGAGGCGGGACTGAATGGGAGCGGACGCACCCTGCTGGTGCGAAAGACCTCGCTGGAAGACAGGGAACTCTGGGCCCAATTGAACAGCACCACGAACCTGGACTGGAACGTCTCACATATGAAGTACTGGGTCGGGAGTAAGTACATAGCCCGACTGGACGAAGAGATCCGCAGAAATCTCGGCAAAACAAAATATTACTACAGTGGTGCCAATTCCGCTGGAAGAATACAGGGAAGTGCGTTTCTGCTTTCTGCCTATGAACTGACCGGGGAAAGGCAATACGCCGACAGTAGTACAAAGCTGGACGATGCGGTGCTCCGTGTGCTGGAAAGCGGCGGAGGAAGCCCGTGGTGGACCAGATCCGTCTGGCCAGAACCACAAAAAGAAAACGGCGACAAGACGGAGGACGGGCGGTACACCCGGGTATGTCTGTACGGAAAGAGCGACTCTGACGACAAGTGGAGTATTTACAAAAGCGGCTTCCCTGATGCCGAGTCTGCGGATACGGCAACGATCCGACCCTGCTTTACGGTGCCTGAAGACATGCGCGTGTATGAAGATGGAACTCTGCGGGAGAGCCACGCGCCGGTTATTATCAATGCATACCAGAATGCCGGAACGATGGGCACTTGCGGCAAGGGGTTCAGCATTCCCTATGCCGTATATGATGACGACGTTGGCGCTTTGACAGTGACCGAGTACGTGGATGGAATACAGCTACGACGATTTGTTGCACAAAACGGGCAGCAGCTGGCTTTTACACTGGACGAGAATGTCTTTGAGCAGCTGGCGACAGAGAAGCAGCATACCATCAAAATCACGGCGGAGAACGGCATAAAAACTGCCGAGTGGACGCAGACCTTTTTTAAAACCGAGAAGCTGGGCTATCGCGTGTATGCGGGAACGTTGACGGAAGGGAGTCCTGAGGATCATGGTGCATCGAGTGGGTTGGAGGCCTTGGGTATAGGCAAAAGGCTAATGTACAAATGGGCAACCCGGGAATGCATCTATGACCCGACCTGCGTAGATGATGAACGGGATAACATTATTATAGATCCGCAGCTTGAAATGGAGAAAAACGAGCTGGGGTCTTTTGAATTTACACTGCCGGTATCGAGCCACTTTTACAATAGCCTGATCCCGCGACGCACAGTAGTGAGCGTGGAAGAAGACGGCGTTGAGATCTGGATGGGATATGTGGCCGAGATCGACAAGGATTTCCAGATGGAAAAGAAAGTGTACTGCGAGGGCGAGCTGGGCTTTTTGAAGGATATCAGTCTTGTGCTGGAACCGAAAGAGTATACGGCTTACGAACTGTACTCGGCCATTATATCGACTGCCTCTGCGAAAGGCTGGAAGAGCTTTAAGCTGGGAAAAACCTCAGGCAAGCTCAAGAACATAAAGGTCAATCTGAAGGAGTCCGGCACGCAGTACACCACAGTATGGGACGCACTGAAAAACATTTTACTGGGGAATGTAGGCGGAATGCTGTATGTCCGTAAGGAGCCAAGCAATATAGAAGGAGGGTATGTCCGCTATCTGGACTACTTTTTGACTGAGGACGAGTTGGGCGCTACGACACAATGCATCGAGTTTGGCAAAAATTTGCTGGATCTGGACTATTACGTAAAGGCTTACGACATTGTGAACTGTGTGACGTATCACGGGTATGAGACAAAGGGCTGGTGGATCTTTTCTCATACGGATAAGATCTCCGTAACAGTGAAAGATGCAAAATCCGTAGAGATCTACGGCCCTATCGAACGGTGCTATGTGGCAGATGGTACGGCCTCGACAGAAGAAAGCCTAAGAAAGGCAGCAAAGAAAAAACTGGATGAGCTGAAACTCAAAATGGATTATAGCTTCGAAATCAGTGCACTGGATTTGCGGGATGCGGGCGTGGACGTGATGCGGCTGGGCTTTATGAAGCGGGCACAGATCCTATCGTGGCCGCACGAGCTGAACCAATATGCGCTGTGCACGAAACTTTCGATCCCGCTGGAACGACTGGATGAGAAAAAGTTTACTTTTGGCAGCGCAAGCGAGACGCTGAGCGGCCAACAGGCAACCGGTACTGGTGTGGTAAAGCGGGCGGTGGATACATTGCGCAGCGTGGTGAACTACATCAACCGGTAAAATTCAAAATGGAAAGGGGTGAGACCCGAAATGTATAATGAAGAGCATGGCGTGACCATAGGCCGATACCATAGCTGGAAGCACTGGCACCTGATCCCGACAAGCAGGCCCGTGATCAACCCGCCGACTGAGCGTACGAACCTTGTGACCGTGGCGGGAATGGACGGAAGCTGGGATCTCTCGCAAGCAGTGGCGCAACGCCCGGTATACAATGACCGGGAGGGTACGCTGGAATTCTATGTGGAAAACGATTACTGGGACTGGAACACGGCCTACACTACGATTCAAAATGCTTTGTGCGGAAAACGCCACATGGTGATTTTGGACGACGACCGCTCGCATTTCTACTATGGTGCTGTCTGGGTGGACAAGTGGAAGAGCGATAAGGGACATTCGACCATTGCACTGAAATACCGGCTGAACCCATACAAGAAGGAACGGTATTCCTCGATAGAACCGTGGCTGTGGGACAACTTTAACTTCGATATGGATGTCATCCGGGAATACACAAATTGCTATGTGAACGGCTCCAGACAACTGGAGATACCGGGGACCGATCAGGTAAACCGGGCGGAGATCAGCATCCTGCGCGGGGAACTGACGGTGACCGTATACCGGTATGTGGGGAGCAGCGGAAGCAAGGTGTATAGTGCAACCCTGACCGCACCACAGAAGACGGCGATAAAGATCAGCAACAGCAAATATGTTTTTCAGTTTATAGGCACGGGGTATTACACCATTGAATACCGGGGAGGGTTGCTGTAATGACCTACGATCAGGCACTGGAACAGGTGCGGCACGCCATCTACGGAAAAGATGTGCGGGAAGCCATTGCCTATCTGTTTGCCAACACGAAGCTTGCCGACCCGACTCTGGACCGGTATTCAGCCAATGCAATCCAGAACAAGGCCGTGTGGGCAGAATTTCAAAATGCGTACCTTAAAATAGACCGGCTAGGCTCTACAGGCGTTGCCGGAACGGTGACGATAGGACTGGAGGACGCTGCCGGAGACGGCATCACAGACGACACCGATGCACTGAACAAAGCGCTGAACCACAGCAACTGCGTGATCGATGGCGGAAACAAGAAGTATAAGTATCTTTCTGTCATTATGGAAAACGTGGAAAACGTGCTCATCCAGAATGTAACATTCTGGAAGGGACAGGAGATGGTTGTGAAAGGATGCAAAAACATCCGATTTGAAAACTGCCGGTGGGAAGGCATAAACCCGAACGGCACGAACACCGTGTGGACTTGCGGCCTGAAACTGATGCAGCGGGAGGATGCAAACGGTAATAAGATCTGGTGTGAGAATATCACGTTAGAAGGATGCGTTTTTTACGACATCTGGTACAACGAAAATGTGCAGGGATCGTATTCGCACCATGTAAGTGGCATCGGGCTGGTGCCGTTCAGCGTACACAATCTGTTTGTCCGGCACTGCATCTTTTCGCAGATACACGGTAATGCGGCGATCCATTGGAATACATGGGAGAAAACTGGATATTTTGAGATCACAGACAACCTGTTCTATCTGACCTGCTGGGGAAGTGTTTGCTTGTTCCGCTTTGAGGCGGTATTTCCCAAAATGAGATGTAAGGTGAGTAACAATCACTTTATCGGCAGCGGACTTGGCTATATGCCGCCTGAATATATGGCAGGAATGGCAGAGCAGGATCGCGGTGTGGGCTGCGCAGCGCTTCTTGGAGGTAACGGACGCGATGTGGCACCGAGAAAGCAGCATGTCATCTGTGAAAACAACGTCTTTATTGATTGCGTGGAAAGCTCTATCGAAGGTCCTGCATGGAACCCCTGCATCGGAAATTCCTGCTTTGGACAGGGTGCTTTGCAGGATGAGGAAAACTGCCGTCTGATGGAGGAAAAATATCAGCTGGACTACAAACTGCAGGTGCGGTATAACCCGAGCGTCAACTTCATCTACCGTTACACCGAGGAAGGCGACTATGACCCGGAAGATCCGATGGTGTTTTCGGACAACGTGATGGGAAAAAGTTATGTTGACCGGGACGGCTTTATTGCATTCCCGGGAACATACGATTCACCAGTAATATTTACCAATAACACAATGGTGGTAGAAGGTAAAACCAAGCTGTGCACACATATCCTTTTTGCAAACTTCAACAAGGGGCTGCGCTTTGAAAACAACCACGGCATCTATCCTTATTTTAATCAGTGTACAGTCAAAGGTGATTTTATCATCGATGAGATGCTGAGTCAGTGGGCGTGTGATTTTTCGAAAGCCAAGCTCATCACGAACCGAAGCCGTGAACGGTTTCCCGAAGCAAGATTTTCAGTCTATGATCCTGCGCAGGCAAAGCTGGAGAACGATCAGGCAAGCATCAAGGACGGCCATGTTATTTTAAAATCGCACGACCTGGAGGTTTCGAGTGACGACACCAAAGTCGATCCGGTCTATGATATTTCGACTGATCCACACTATGACGCAGAAAAAGAAGCCGTGATATTTGACGGGACCTTCGGCATCGATACAGGGGTACAGCTGTTTGCAACAAAACAGGATTTCACGGTCATATTAAGCTTTCAGATGGACAACTACCATGATGATGGCCTGTTGAATTTCAGCTTCATTCCTGTGTTGAGTTCTATGAGTTACACGGATGATTACAAGAAAAGTCCGGGCTTTGACGTCGGACTATCTCTTGAAGATGGTGAAAGTGATTCTGCGCATCCGGTTGGCGGCTTCATTACGATCCGAAATTGTTGGAAATTCAGCCAGTGTCCGTCTATCGATATGGATAACTACAGCTCCTATCCAGAAAGGGTATATACCCTGCTTGTCATGCGAAAAAACGGCGTGCTCAAGTTCTATGACTTTTATATGCAAAAATATGGAGAAGTGACGGGCAACGACGCGACGGCGATTTTTAGCGGCACATTGCATATCGGCGAAACCATGATGAAACCGACTAACAGCGAAGCGTATAAGCTGCGTGGAAAAGTGTACCAGTGCAAGGTGTATAACAAAGCACTCCCGACGAAGCTGCTGGAGGAGATGTTCCCAAACATTTATTCCAATGAGAGCCGCACCAAAGGAAGTGTTACCTGCTATGCTGACAATCGGCAGTACAAAGTACGTATTGTCCGATGTACATATCTGGAGGTGACGATCGATCTTGGAAAGCACGCATGGCCTGAATATGCGGGTAAGTATCCGAAGGCTGTCGGTATAAAAGTGACCGGTCTGTACGGCTTTGACGATGTGATCTGGGTGGGCACAGGAACGGACGGTCACGTATCAAAATGGATCTACAAGAGTGGTGAACTGAAACCACACGAAGCTATTACCGTGACCATTGCGAACACCGGAACCTGCCCCAATCTTGAGGCGAAACTTGTCGCATTCCGCTGCGTTAACCTTACGGAAGATTTTGAATGCGTGCCCGCAACAGGGATCGGGATGAATTGGTCGGGTCCGCTTACGATCACAGTGGGCAGCGAGCTGAAGGGTGATATTGTTCTGACGCCTGCGGGTGCTAACATGAGGAAAGAGTTCAAAATGGAATTCACAGGTGACAGTATCACAGCGTCTACAAGCGGTATGGCTCTGATCGTGCGCGGAGAGAGCCCGGGAAGCTCGACGATCACCGTGACGCACATCAGCGGTGCCGTTTATACCTGCACGATCAACGTTACATAAGAAAGGAGACAAAATGCTGGAAGCTTACTCCATTTTGAAAAACGGCAACCTGAAACTCTCGGAACACTTCAAAGTCCGGGAGTTTTTTTGCAGGGATGGGTCTGATCCGGTATTCATCGACACAGAACTGGTTGAGATACTGGAAAAGATCCGCACCAAATTCGGCAAGCCGGTGACGATCACAAGCGGATTCCGCACGGCAGCCTATAACGCAACGGTTGCAAAATCAGCCAAGTACAGTCAGCATCTCTACGGCAAAGCGGCGGATATCCGGGTGCAGGGCATCAGCGTGGAGCAGGTGTATGCCTACGTGGACAAGCTGCTTGCAGGCAGGGGAGGCGTGGGAATCTATCCTCCCGGCCTTGGCAGAGCGAACGGCTGGGTGCACGTGGACGTGCGCAAAGAAAAGAGCCGGTGGAGGGGGTGAGACCAATGGAGACCATCCTTTCCGCTATCATTGCCGGAGCGGTGACATTGATCGGCGTATTGATCGCAAATTCAAAATCCAATGCGGTCATGGAGTACAAGATCGAAGAACTGACCCGCGAAGTACGCAAACACAACGGCTTTGCGGAGAAGATCCCTGTGATCCAGAGAGATATTCAGGTACTTAACCATCGGGTGTCTGATATCGAAACATACGAACACGAAAGGAGCTAATACTATGAACTTCAACATCACTGCGGGCACCATTGCACGAACTGCTGTTCTGCTGCTGGCACTGACCAATCAGCTGCTGAGCGCCATGGGCAAGAGCCCGCTGCCCATCGAGAGCGCTACCGTTGAGCAGTTGGTGACTGCCGGCATTACGAGCATTGCGGCACTGATCGCATGGTGGAAGAACAATTCCTTCACCAAGGAGGCCATTGCGGCAGACGCCGAGTATGACCGACTGCGCAAGCAGAACGGGAAGTAATTGTATTTGAGGCGGGAGGAAAAAAGGCGAGTGATATCCTGACTGAATGTTTTTCTCCGACCGCCTGAAATGATTTCATCTGACGCTTATCGAGGACCCGATAGGTCGAAAATTCAAAATGAAGTGACCGGATGAGAAAAGTCCCTGCAACATTTATGCTGGCTCCTTGCGGGCTGACATGAAAATTGCAGGGACTTTTATTTTTTGGTTTTATAATCGAGGCACTAGACAGAGCAGGTCGCATAGGATGTGGTTAAAGGGGATACGGCGCGGAAAAGAGGAGAATGAAGCGCGTTTGGGTACACAATTTCGCCAACACTTAACGATAGTACGTTATCTTTCTGGCAGCAAATGTGTGTGCAACACCATTTCCATCTGATCATAACATTTAATGCAAGAGCCATTCTCTCAGGTTTTCTGAGCGGATGGCTCTTTTTGCTGCCGATTTTTCAGAATTGACGTATTATAAGTAAAAACCAACAACTTTTCGTTTACAAGTGCCTCCAAATCAGTTATACTGAGAAAAACGGAGGTGCTGCCATGAAATACAGCTGGATCGACACAGAGCTTCTTCAAAAGCCTGGCGTTACCAAAGACTTACAGGCAGAGTGGAACTAGATAAGATACCACATCGGCGGCAAA